CGCCACCTTCACTTCGCATTGCAGTATCATTGTTCCAGCCGATATTTAACCAATGTGAAGGTGAAAACGGTGTATTATACGTAAATATTGTCTCAAATACGTCTCCACCTCTGTATAAACTAAGTAACACTTGGTCTACGTCGTGTTTAGATTGAAACTGGTCGCTCTCTTCCATCCATATTAACCTACAATAGCCACCTGGCCATTTGATAGATTTAACTTTTCCATAGTCTTCAGCTGTGTTCAGGTTTGCGAATTTTATTACGGATTTAGTACCTTTTAGTCTTATTTCCATAGGGTTAGTTAACATTTGAAATTTATCTTCTACTTTTAGATTTATTATTGCGTTAGCAAGTTCTGCGTATACAGATGTCTTTAAGGTATTTGAATACTTTCTAAGTGCCAGACAACAAACCCATGGCTCGCCCTCTTTGTGAACAGCAGCGCATGCTAAAATAGTTAATATAATATGGTGCGCAGCAAAATAAGATTTTCCTGAGAAACGTCCTCCACGTAAGAACATTTTTCTTGAAAATTTTAGTTTAGGTCCTATCCCGTCTTCTAATACGTCCCAATAGTTAGGTAGAATTAAATCACTTAATTTTATGTTCATTAGTCTGCATCACCTTCACTTGTTTTTTTGCTTATGTCATCAATAAAATTAATACCCTCTATATCACTAGAAGAATATAGTTCATTGTACATCTCTATTGCCTTTAATCTATCTGCGTCTTTAGCGTTTTTATTTCGTATTATCGAAGATAGTATAGCTTTAGTAGTATCTTCGTCTACTAAACTATAATTCATAGCTCTGTATTTATCTACTACTGCTTGAACTTGTTTCCAGCCAAGTAGATTTTGTTTTGAAGTGCTTAGAGTAGTAGGGTCTAACTCTCCACCCATTTGGTCATCTAAATATAATATCTCTGCTACTTCACGTACGTACTCGTCTTTTAATAGCCATATAGCGTCTTTGCACTCTTGAAGCCATATAGGTTTTAGTTTTACATATATGTTATTTATACTTTTCTCGTATCTCTCTCCGTCTGTATATCTATCTCCTGCTAGAAAAGTACCTATTATTTTTTTAATGTCTACTGTTTCTTTTGATTTAGATTTTTTATCTTCCATTTCTGTTCATCACCTCTTATTATTTATTATTTTTATCCTCCAGCGCTTAATTTTAATATTATTAAACTATGAATTATAAAAAAGCCTATACAAAATGTTATGAACAACATTAATCCCAAAAAAATTAAATATAATATTTCTTTTATTTTATCTTTCCAGCTCATAACTTTCGCTCCTTTCAAATTTTTTAAATACCCTTTCGTTTCTCTCTTGTTTATGTCTTTTATATTCTGTTATTTCCTCTTCTGTCATCTCTTCTAATACATTGAATTGTACTCCTGTCTCACGTGAGAATGAAATTTCAGCCGTTTTTATCTCGATAGGGAAAACTAGGTCGTCTGTTAATTCTAGTTTAACCTCTTGATAGTTTTCTCGTTTTTTAGTTTTATTATCACCTTTGAATTCTCTTAACATATTATTTGCAATTTCCTCTTGATCTCTGTTCAGTCCATTATGCAAATATCTATGTGCTATTTCTGATACTACTGCTCCGTTTTCCATAGTAGTAGCTCCACCCTCGCTCTGATGTTTTAGGTGGTGCAGGGTCATATTTTTTTCAAGCTTATTTAACTTTTTCTTGGTATAGTGTTGCCTTTCTACAAATTTTTTATAAGATAACGCTCCTATACCTTCTTGCTCTAAGCGTTCAGCTAAATGCGCTTTTGCAAACCAACATCCTTTTCCGTATTTTTTCTCTAATGCTTCCCTAATGACCCTGTTATTTTTACCCATAAGACTACCTCTCTCTTTCTTCTCTTCTTTCTTTTAATTGATCTTCTAAGTCTTGGGTAACGTTTTTTAAATCATTTATCATATCTTGAACAGCTTCCGCAGCGTCTTCTTTAAAATAATCTGCGACTATCTTTAGTGTATACATATGATGAATTTTCTCGTCCACTACCTGAGTAACTCCATCTTGACAAGCGTGTGTCTTTTGATAAAACTTCCTTTGAATATCTACATCAATCATTTGTCTTTACCTCACTATATTTAATTATTTTGTTGTATGAATAAACAATTTATTTACACTCATACCTTTTTCATTTCTAACTTTCTTCATTTCTACATCGTAGCCCTTTTCGTTCAATTTAGCAATACCTTTGCTTAATTTCATTGAAAAAGCTTTTTCTTTCATTACTACTTCACCAGTTGCCATTTCTTCGTGCCAGTCATGGTATTCAGCATATAATTCTCTAGTCCAGATGTCTTCTTTGCGTTCAGTTACATACCACTCTAGGAAATCACAGATTTCAGCTTCATAACCACCTGAGAAAGTATCAAATAGTCGTTCTTTCATATCTTCCGTTACGTCTACTTTCATACCACCCATTACCCAGTCTATGTATCTATAACGAGCTTTATTAGCAAACCAACATAAGCTACCATGGTCTAAGCTGTCTAATACTCCAGACTCACGAGTATACATGTTCATAACTTTTTCACCTCTGTCTCCAAAGGCACTTTCTTTCATTTTGTAATCTGCTATCTCTGTCATATCAGTTGTATTTAATACTAATTTATGTTGAAGCCAGCCGTCTTTAACACTGTCATCTATATGAAATTCAGTAGGTAAGATTAAAACTCTACGCTTCATACCTTCTGATTTATCATATAGTTCAAAGTCGAAGTTAGTACAAGCTATAATTTGTGGTAAAACCTCTAGTTTCTTTTTAGGTTGAAATTTCTCGTTAATATATACTGTATCAGTACCTGTGATAGCACCTTTTATATATGAAAAAGCATCTCTGTTATAAACTCTGTTTAAGTCGTCTATTACACATAAAATACCTTTATCTAAATCTTCTCCCCAGAATTTATTATCATGAGGGTTAGAGTCAAATATTTTACTTTCGTTGAACATATCTTCACCTAAACACAATCTAATTAAGCTTGTATATAAACTCTTTCCGTTTTGACCACCACCTGCAAGTATTACTATTTTTTGAAGTTGATTAGCTGGTATCATTGAAGCACCTGCTATAACCCATAGCCAGTCTTGCACAACAGGTTGCGGGATACCCCTGATATTTCTTGATAATTGAGATATAAACCAGTTAATTTGTTTTCCTAAATCCTCTTCGTGTTCTTCTACCCATTCTCTAGGTTGCCAATTCCAGCGAAGTATTACGTCAGTAGGTGGTCTATCTCCTAACCAAGAAAAGTCATAAGCGTCTCCTGTAATACAACTTAATACTTTGTTCTTTGCAATTATATATGAGTCATTACGTTTTATTAGTTTTTTGTTTTCAGCACATAATTGCATAACTTGATTCTCCACCTCCTCGAAAAACGTTTCTTTTATATTCTGTTCAGTATGCTTTTTTAAATCACCTCTTAATACTGATAAATCATATCTTAATTCATAAGGTCCTTCAATGTCTTTGTAACACAAACCTTTGAAGATACCATCACTACCCATTTTTGTACCGTAGAAGTCATATAAACTATAAATATATTCAGCTGCTCTACGTTCATCTATCTTATCGGGTTTAACTCCTTCTACTTTAAGCCAAACTCTAGTATCTATGTCAAAGTCCCAACCTGCACTTTTTGTATCCTCTATATAACTGTCCCAACGTTTATCTAAATCACTAAACAAATCGCTCTCTGTCATAGGTGTTCCTATTTTAACTAAATACTGATCGTGAATAGCTTGTATTAAAGCTTTGAACTCTGGTAGTAAAAAACCATTTACCACAGCAAAGAAGCCACATCTTGAAAAGATAAAGTCATGGCGACTACCTTCTTTTAATTTCATTAGTTTAGTGAAAGGTGTATCATCGAGTGTGTATTTTGTAGTAGAAGTTTTACCCTTTTTATGAAGATCTCTAACACCTTCTTTACCTCCCCATAGCCAGTAAGGTAAAACATCTAGTTTTTCTATGTCTAGTTCAGCTGGAGCAACTGGTACGTCTGGGTCCCAGCTACAGTATTCGTTACGCTCCATACCACACACTTTTAATATTTGGACTGCTTTTGTTTGCTTAGTATCAAATTTATAACCAAACCAGTTAATAGCTCCTGTCATTTCTTTTTTGTAAAAATCTGGTGTCCTGAATAAAAAGTGATAGCCATGTTGTGTTTGTAATATTAAACATCTTACGCCTGAACGGATAATTATTTCTTTCATTTCTTCTGCTTCATAAGAATTGTCAAAATCTATGAAACAGCAACCTTCTGGTACAAACCTTGCATAATTAGGTCCACCACCTTCGTCTATTTTTAAATCTTCATAAGAGTATAGTTTTGATTGATCAGGTCTTTTACTGTCTTTGTATAACTTTACCTGAACGCTGTCTCCTGTTTTAAATTTTTCTTCATCAAAACCACTAGGAGTCGCAGGCAACGCACAAAATCTTAATTCAACCATTGTAGCCATTAGATAACACCCCCGTCCATAAAGATTTTAAATACGTCTACCACATATCTTATTATGTCTTGCTCGAAAGGTGTTAAGTCCTTACGTTTGTTATAAGCTTGATTTATTTCAACCATTAAAATAAGACGGAAATCAGATTCATCTGTGTTTTCTTTTTTTCGTATCTCGTTCAGTTCCGATACTATTGCACTCACAGCAAATCGTCTTTTCGCCCTATCATAAGAGTCTGTTCCTTTTTTCACATAGTCTGCCACAATGTACCACAAACCATTTGGAATTTTATCATTATTATTTAATTCAAAATCTAGCTTAGTGATTTTCAATGCCATTTTTTCTACCTAACCTTTCTACCTACTCTTTACAAAATATATTATAAACTGCTTATAAGATATTCTACTTCGTCTAATGACCAATTATTTTGCTTAAGCCATATCAACATTTCTTTTGTGATTATTAATTTATTTTTAAAATCCTCTTGTTCTTCTGATGTTTTAAAATTATCTTTTAATTTTTTAGTCTTGACTGCGGTGTTATATTTTAATGTTACTTTAAATCTATCTAAACTTTCCATTATTTCACCTTCTTACAACGATAAACCCTCTCATCTGCTACGTATATGTCAAAAAATTTGTCGTAGTATTCGTCATTTTTATCACATAAAATCACATCAGCTTTGTTCACTGCTCTTAGTATCCCACCTGATCCTGCAAAGAAATCTCCGATAACATATCCTTCGTGGTCTGCGTCTGCTAACCAGACTAAATGTTCAAGTAACTTCCTAGGTTTTTGACATGGATGAGATAATTTATCATCTCTGTAATTTCCTTGAGGTTTAGTGAAGTTTAAAACACTTGATTTATCCCATAAACCTGCGTCTTTATTTAATCTAGGATTACCTTTTCTTATTATGATAATAGGTGTTATGTCATAACAGAAGTCTCCTGAGATACTACTTACCATATTAGGTTGTTGCCAAAATATTACTCTGTTAACGTCGAATATCTGATAAGCCAAATACAAATATCTCATTGACCAAAATATAAACATAAAACTATCATCTGCTAATTTTTGATGAGCTTTACAATACCATTTGTAACACCATTCACGATAATCTTCTAGCTTTTGTTGTTCTTCCCAAGGGATAGCTACTTCAAATCTTGAAGACACCATACCTTTCTTCATATCACTTTCACTAGGTGATACTTTAGCTGTGTATCTTGAATGAAAAAGGGCCGCTCCGTTCTTATTAGTCATATTGCCAGTCAAAACGTTGTAGGGAGGGTCCGTTATCCATAAATTTACACTCTCGTCTTCTAGTTTATCTAGCCAGTCCATACAATCATCTTTTGTGAACATACGATGACTGTGTTTATAAATTCCACAATCACGTCTTTCGCTACCATACACTCGATTACTCATATGTATACCTCTCCTAATTTAATTTTAAATCACATTGTATATTTACGTAGTCTACTATTCTATCTAAATTCATTTCTATTTGTTGCCAAATATCAACTTTCTCAGGCTCATCGTTTCGTCCAAAACCTGAAACAAACATTTCGGCTTCACATTTACTCCAATAATGATACATGAACTCTGTTGTTAATTCTTTTTTCAAAT